TTACAAATTGTTACCATAGTTTTTTTGAACAAATATAAGGGTTTTTTAATATGGTTATGGTAAACGACTTACCCATTTACAAAATAACTATCGACCCCGAATACTCGGACGGCGAAGATTTAGGCATCGAACAAATTGCCTTTACCTCAAACCCAGCTATAAAAGTTCGCGGCTTAGCTTTCGAAAACGTTGCAAAGCGTTTCTTTAGCGATAGTTTAAAGTACCGCGTTACTGCGCCTGCCATGATTCCTATGGAAATTTACAGACGCGACGACGACGGCGAATATTACGTACAATTCGACGAACAAACCATCGAACAAATTTACGTCAAGTTCATGAAGGACCTATCTAACAGAAACGTCTTTAACTTAGAACACGACCAAAGTAAAGAAGTTCCCGCTTACATTCTTGAAGCGTGGATAGTCGAAAACCCTACCCAAGATAAAGCACTTACAACCTATGGCATCGAAGTTCCTAAAGGAACGCTTATGCTTACGGCACAAATTACCGACGTCGACTATTACAATCAACTAGTTAAAGACGAACAAGTAGGTTTTTCAATCGAAGGCTTTTTGGGCATGAAATTAAGTAAACACTTAAAACAAAATAACATGAATTTCCCAGATGGTGAACACCTTTTAGAAGGTAAGATTTACGTGGTCAAAGACGGCCAAGTAGTCGAAATTAAAGAAGTAGAAAAAGAAGAAGTCGAAATGGCCGAAGTAACCGAAGAAGTTACCGAAGAAGTAGCTATGGAAGACACAAGCGTAACCGAAGAAGAAGTAGCAGAAGAAGAAGTAGCTACTGAAATGGCAGTAGACCCAACAGCAGACGCCGAAGCTATCTTAGCTATTGTTACTCCTTTCATCGAAGAACGCGAACGCGCTTTAATCGGCATGATTGCAGACCTTAAAAACCAAATCGAAGAGTTAGGCGTAATCAAAGAAGAAGAAGAAATTGAAATGACTAAGGACACAAAAATGTCGGCATTTGACAAGTTCAAAATGTTTCGTGCATCAAACAAGTAAACAAGTAAAAACAAAATAAAAACCAAACAAAAAATGAGAAATCTTAAATTTGACTTGGACGTAGAAACAAACGCGCTTCTTTGTCCTAACCCAGACGAGTTCTACTCAAAAGCTTATTTAACAGAAGACATCGCGGACAACTACCGCACGCTTCCTGGCATTAAGTCAGCTACTAAATTGGCTAACGTTACTTTCGGCAACCTTTTGGCTGCATCGACTTGTAACTTTACCGCACCAACTGACAACCTCGACGCAGTAGACATCGACGTATGTGCGCTTTCTGCAATGTCACAAATTTGTCAGTTCGACCTCGAGCAATCTTTCTTGGCTTTGCAAATGTCGCAAGGTTCAAACGGCGACTTTAGCGTTCCTTCTTTCATGGCTTACTACTGGAATGAAATGGCTGGTCGTATCGGTAATGACCTCGAACTTATCCGTTGGCAAGGTGACACCACAAGTTTAGACCCAGTTCTTTCTTTGTGTGACGGCTACCTCAAAAAATTGTGTGCTGACGCAGCGGTCGTAGGTCTTTATACTGACGCTATTACTAGCGCTAACGTATTGGCTCGCATGACTAGCGTTCTTCAAGCTTCACCAGCTGCGGTTCAGTCTAAGCGTGCAGACCTTCGTTTGTTTGTTTCTAGCGACGTATTCGTAAACTACCAAATTGCTGCTGCATCTGGTAACACTATGACTTATGTTACTGCACCACTTGCACCTACTTTCTTAGGTATTAAGATTGTTCTTGCTGAGGGCGCACCTGTTAACACTATGGTCTTGGCTTTGAAAACAGACCTTATCTACGCATTTGACGCAGAAGGCGACGCTAAAGCTTTGAAAGCTGTTAACCTTAGCGATTCAGTTGCTGAGCCATATATCCGCACACGTGCGAACTTGAAAGCTGGTTTCCACTATACTAACCCTTCACAAATTGTTGTTTACAACGTTTGTTTCGCCTAGTATTTAACCATCATTTAAAATATACGGGGCGGCCATAATACGCCGCCCTTTTTTATAACCAAAAAAAATTTAGAAATTATGGCATGTGCTACACTCGAGGAAATCCTCAAAGGTTGCGACAACAATAGCGGCGGTATTTACACCCTATTAGTTAACCAGCAAGACAACATTACGGGAATTACTACACTCGAAACGGGAACGAATTGGGAAGTAACAGCAATTACACATACTGCCCCTTATGTTGCTTTAGAATTCAAAAGAAACACGGGTAACTTTACCGAAGACGGAACTATTGACCTAGTAAATGGTTCTTCTTACGTTACTCAAACTATTAACTTAATGTTCCACCGACGCGACCAAGAAAAAAGCCGCGCAATCAAAGTTCTTGGCGCTGGCCAACAATACTTGAACGCGGTTGTAGGTGACGCAAACGGGAAATTTTGGTACTTCCCATTCTTGCAAGTAACAGCATACGGCGAAGGTTCTGGAACTGCCCGTGCGGACGGCTCAAAGTATTCACTTACTTTGGTTGCTGAGAACCCAGAGTTAGCTTACGAAGTAGACCCAGCTATTGTTGCAGGTTTATTAGTGTAAATTTTCCTTACCAAACATAGATAGCCCCCTCATTGTAGGGGGTTTTCTGTTTTGAACAAGTCCCAAACGAATTTTAATATTGTTATGATTTACATTGAGAAAGGTGAAATAAACACGTTTGCGCTTACTTTAAGCGAAGTAACGACGTTAGTAGACCCTTTTTATTTATTCGTCTTTGAGGGCGAATTTAACACAGCAACCGAACCCATTTTGTGGGCGGGCGTTGATACTTCGAATTTTCCTACTCGTTACAACTTGTTCACTTTAGAAGAAGGCGTAGACCTTGAACTTACACGCGGTCAATACACTTATTCAGTTTACGAAAGCGACGAAGAAATAATAGTAGACGAAAACACGAATACAAACGGACTTAATTTAATAGAAGAAGGGCGCTTAGTTGTTGCGGGCGGTTCTACTTCTAGTATATACGACTAATAAAATGGGAATTTTCGATAGATTCAAACAACAAAAACCCGAAGTAATAGAAGGCTACCAAAGCTTTTCAACGCCTTTCGGTAAAATCGGACGCGGTGACTTGTCGTTACCTTACGTTAATGGACGTTACCAAGTGGCGGGCTATGTGCCGTTCGGAAGTGACAACCTGTTCCCCGAAACCCTTAACCAACTTTACTACACTTCGCCTTTACACGGGGCAATTGTAGACTTTAAAGTTAACGCAGCTATCGGAGCGGGGTATGAATTAAAAACGGACAAGCTTACACCGCAAGAACTTCTAGACCTTTACACTTGGGAAAAGAAAATGCGCCTAGCTAAGTCGGTTAAAGCCGTTGCAAAACAACTAGTAATGCATAACCGCGTTTACTTTAAGTTGCATTTTGACGCTAAAAGCAAGCTTCATAAAATTGAAAACGTAAGCCCCGAAAAAGTCCGTATAAATAACACTAAAACTTGTTACTATTTGTGCGACGACTGGTCGTCACGTATCGACGTCGAAGAAGTAAAACCATACCACCCGCTTAACACGGACAAATGCCAGCTTTATAGTTACGAATTACCTAGTATTGGTCAAGATTATTATTCATTACCGCAATATTCAAGTGCTTTAAACTTCGCCTTTTTGTCGGGTGAACTTAGCTACTTCGCAAAGTCGAATATTCAAAACTCAATTTTCCCCGCTTTTGCAATGATGTTCCCTAAGCGTCCGCAAAGCGAAGAAGAAAAGAAGGTACTACGCGACACAATCGACAGAATGAAAGGCGCTGCAAACGCGGGTAAAGGTGTGGCCTTCTTTGCCAACTCAGCGGATCAATTGCCTAAAATTGAAAGCATACCTACAAACCAAAACGACAAACTTTTTCAAGAAGCTTCACAGCTTAACACGGAACAAATTTGTTTTGCCCATACAATCGACCCAATCTTAATGGGTGTGCGCACGACGGGTTCGCTAGGTGGTGGCGCTGACATTAAACAAGCTTACGTAATCTTTGAAAAGAACGTAGTAATTCCGTTGCGTGAAATGGTTACCGAAATTTTCCAGGAACTACTTAACATTTCTAGACTCAAAGCCGACTTTAGCGTTAAGAATTTCCAAATAATTAACGAAACAATTGTAGAAGTTGAGGGCGACGCTAGTAAAACACAAGATGCACTTAACGCAATGAGCCCGCTTGTAGCTACAAAAGTTCTAAACACCATGACAACAAACGAAGTTCGCGCCCTTGCAAGCCTAGCACCTATTGAGGGTGGTGACGTTGTACCCGCTTTAACACCCGCTGAGATATGATTTACTTTATTACCGAAACATACCTAAAGACGAACACGCCTATTACAGCAAACGTAGACGTAACAGACGTAACGCCTTACATTGCTACACAAAGCGACCTAAGAGTACAACCAATTCTTGGCACAACGTTTTACAAGTACCTTTTGAATGCATATAATACGCAGACTTTGACTAACGACGAAGAAACGCTAGTTGAGTTTATACAACCTGTCGTCGCGTGGCGTAGTGCTGAGGACGCAGTATTTGGTCTTTCTTACCAACTTAAAAACAAAGGTATTCAAACGCAATTTGGTGACTACTCGGGCAGCGTGTCACGTGCTGAGGTGGCGTTTTCAATGGAGCATTACGCACAAAAAGCCAGTTTCTACGAGCAGCGTTTGATTAAATACCTACTAGCTAACAAAAATCTTTACCCGCAATTTACTAGCCAAACGAATAAAGATACAGACTTGCGCCCACAGATTGACGCGTGCGACTGCGTAGGGACTTGCTGGGAACGTTGCGGACAACGTTACAATGACAACGGGTACAATAACGCTATAATGGTTTTCTAATGACCGAGTTTGTAACCTTAGTAAAAAAGTACGGCGTTACGGGTGTGTTATGCCTTTGGCTATGGCACACGGACAACCGACTTAACAAGGTCGAAAGCGCCCTTTACGACTGCTACAAACAACAAAGCTTTAGACAAGCAACAAAAACACGAATAGATTTACCGATTCAATTACTTGCAGTCTTACCAAATGATAAAAGAACTAATAAACGAAACTTTAAGGCCTAGCGGCAAATGGTCAATTAAAAGGCTGTCCGCTTTTACGTCGTTTTGGATCGGTGTAGTTTACGCTTTTGTTCCTTTGGTTACCACGTTTAAAGTTCATGAGTTTGTTTTTATTGGTTTGCTTACTTACTCGGCAACGTCTTTAGGTCTTTCAGTATGGAACAAGAAAATAAAAGCACCTCACTCGACTGCTCAAGAATACTGAACACCGAGAACCCCCCGTCGATAATGTTGGCGGGGTTTATAATGTCTATTAAATAGCGCAAAAAACTGGACATTTGTACTTTTAAAAACAAGTTATGATAACAACCGCCCAAGCCTTAGCAAAATACGGACAACCTAACGAAACAGGAACGTATTTAACTACAATCAAACTACCCTACCCAATGCGCATTGCTTGGGACACTAAGACAATGGTAACAAAGATGCGTTGCCATAAACTTGTCGCAGATGCGTTTTTAAGCGTGTTTAACGAACTTTTAGAAGTCTACGGGTACAATCGCCTTGTAGAACTAGGAATAGACCTTTACGGGGGCTGTTTCAATTTTCGTAAAATGCGCGGCGGTTCTTCATGGTCTAAACACGCTTGGGGTATTGCTATTGATTTAGACCCTGCACGTAATACATTAAAGGAAACTTCTAAGACTGCGCGCTTTGCACGCCCCGAATACGCGCCAATGATTGCCATCTTTGAAAAACACGGGTTTGTTTCACTTGGTAAAGCTAAAAATTATGACTGGATGCACTTCGAAATTGCTAATTAAGGGCCTAATTGTTGCAATAATTGTGACAAGTTGCGGCGTAAATTACCATGTCCGTAAAGCAATTAAAAAAGGTTACCGCTGCGACGAGGTCGCCGACACAATTACAATAACTTCAATCGACTCGATTCCTTACGTTTTAAACGACTCAATTTACTTTGAAAGGGTACTAGTCCAAAAAGATACAATAGTGTGTTACAAGCGTTCTTTCGTGCCTCAAACGCGATTTGAGAAGCGTATTGAGTACAAACTAAAACGCGATACCTTGCGAATGATACAAAAAGTTGAGGTCGTTAAATGGAAAACGGAAAAACATAAAAATACTAAGCCTAACATTTTATTACTAGTTTTAGGTTTTGTAGTGGGAATGTTTACGGCGTTCTTGCTGCGTAACTTTAAAACAATTCTATGAAGAAAAATAAAGGAGGTCGGCCAGTAGTAAGCAAGGGAGTCCCTAGAATAAGACTAAGGCCCGACGAATTAGCGCTAATCAATCAATACCGCGCAATCAAAGAACAAGCCAACGGGCTAGGTTTGGACGAAAAAGACGTAAAACATGGGTGGCTAAAGTCGAAAGATGCTAGTTTATTCTTTAAAAACCCGTCTTTTGGTAACGAGTTCGACGTTAATAAGATTGACTTTAAGAAACTATTTGAAGACGTACCGCCGTTAGCTACTGAAAGGCTACGTAAAGGCGACTTAAAAGGCGAATTTGACAAGCTAGTATTTACCGACGTACATATAGGCATGGACGCAAGCGACAAAGGCCGTTCGATGTACCCAACAGAATGGAACGAAGCGCTATTATTTGAGCGTCTTACCGCAATGGTTAACTTCACCCTAGAAAAACAAGAAAGTAATGTACTTTACATTTCGGATCTAGGCGACTTTTTAGATGGGTTTAACGCTCAAACAACTAGGGGTGGTCATTCGTTGCCGCAAAACATGAGTAATCAAAAAGCATTCGACGTAGCCTTTATGTTTAAGGTTCGTCTTTTAGAAGCACTCGCGCCACATTACAAATTAATTGTATTTAGAAGCGTTTGTAACGACAACCATAGCGGCGACTTTGCGTATTTTGTGAACCAGGCGGTAAAAAGCTACATTGAAAGCCAATTAAAAAACGTCAAGGTAATTAACCAAACGTCGTTCATTGACTGGGAACTAGTTGGAAACTATTGTTTTGTTTCTACACACGGAAAAGACACACACAATCTTAAACACGGATTTAAGCCAAAGATTGACCCGAACCAAGTAAACAAAATAGTCGGCTACCTACACACCCAGGACCTATTGAATAAAGGCTACGAAATTATTTTCGAAAAAGGGGATTCGCACCAATACTTGTTCGACGCCTCAAGTAGTGACGTGTTTAAGTATTACAATTACCCCGCGTTTAGTCCGTCTTCGAATTGGGTAGCTACAAACTTTCAGCTTGGACGCAGCGGTTTTATACACTTTAACTATGGGTTATTAACAAAAAGCATAAACGAATACTTTTTTAAGTAAATTGCAAGACTTTTTTCTAGTTCTGTTTTGAAGCCAGCCTTTCGGGGTTGGCTTTTTTGTTTTCTTATGTATACAAAACGCTAAAATCTATACACGTTGGTCGGCTTATGTATAGAAAATAAAGGTTATAGCCTTAAAGAAGTCGGGGTAAAATCAGGTCAAAACCTTATTCTCGTAACAAAAACACATATGTATATGTTACGAAGCGAAAAAAACTTTGCGTCTACAACCCCCGTCAAATAAAGAAATTTAAAAAAATGTTAAAAAAAGTTGTTGAAAAGTTTGGTAGGTTGTGAATAGTATCTATATTTGCATATAACCTTTTAACAAAAACAACATGAACAAAGAACAAATTTTAGAACTTATCCGCAGCAAGGAACAAGAATTGTATGCTGATTTCAAACATTGCGAAATGCAATACGGCGTAGAACACAAACATACCCGTTACGCGTTAGGCGCTTGGGGTGCAGCTTTAAACTTACTACAAACAATTGAGAACAATGAAAACAATTAAGCACTACGTAAATTGGTTTAATGAATTGAACCGAGACGAAAAAGAAACTTTAGGCGGCGCATTGATTGCCGTGTTATGTGTAGTTTTTTTAACTTGGCTAACGTCTACGAATAGTTACCCCGTTCTAGACGCCAAAACAAGGGACACACAGACTTATCAAAAAAAGACCTACGAACTAAAGCCAAGCTTTAACAAATATATGAACCATGTATATAACTCTAAATTTAAATAAGATGATTGTAACAGAACTAAAAGACTTTGAAGTATACCGAGACAGCGACAAGAATTTTGTGTACTTATTTGTCACGCTTTGGGACGAAGGAGACACAGACATGAACGCCGAAATACTAGCCGAATACGAAATAAAAATTTTTGACGCTTACGCTCATTATAAAATCACTAAAAAAACCTACGATGAAAAACTCACTATTAAACAAACAAGAGAATGCGATGAATGCCTTGAAAGACTATACGAAGCAAACACGTTTGAAGATGCCTACGTTGAAGCCTACAACGACGAGGGCACTTGGTGGTTCATTTAACAAATATCAAATTGACCGCTTTTGGACATCATTCAACCACGACCTTTATAACCGAATTTGTGAAATTAAAATGCAGCAGCTATGACACCAAAAGAAAAAGCAGAAGAGTTAGTATTGAAATACTTGAAAATGAAAAGGCATAAAATGTTTAATGGATGGTGGCATAAAATAATATCAAAGCAATGCGCATTAATTGCAGTTGATGAGATAATAAGTGCTATTGATTGGCATGAGTTTGAAACACCTAATAAAGAATTAATTTATTGGCAACAAGTTAAACACGAAATTCAAAAGCTATGAAATGGAAACTAACATACAAAATAGGACTGGTAATAGTTCAGGAATGGATATTCACCTCGCAGTCTTTAGCCTATTGGAGGAAAATGGACTTACTCGAATCAGGCAGATACAATGACGGAAAATTTATAGTAACACCAATAGAATCAATATGACGAAATTAGAGCTAATAGAAGAGATTATAGAGCAGCACAAGCTATGGTCAAAGAATCGCAGCAGAGAATACATCTACAAGCGTTATTACCTTTATAATGAACTCCGTGTTTTAGGATTCTCATTAGACGAGATAGGCAAAATGTTCGGGGGTAAACATCACGCTACAATCATTCACGGACTACGCCAACACGAAGACTTACACAGGTTCGGATATGAAGACTACAAGATAGCTACAAGGCAAATAGATGACGTCTTACATGGTGCAACGCTTCCTTACTACGATGATACACCTGACCTAACGAAAGACGTTCTAAAAGCGAAGACTTATAGCCAGTTCAAAAAGATTCAGCGACACATAAAATTAGGTAAATACGAAAAAAGTTTATAGCTGATGCAACCTTTTTGAAAGTTATACGTTATATTTGTAGGAGAGTTGGCTCGACACCATAAACTCGAAAGGAATTATTAACCCTTGTATTGAAACGAACGTCGAGCCTCGTGGATATGCAGGGGTTTTTTTATTATTAAAAATTTATATTATGATTGTATTTAAAATTGAAAGTGAAAATGACACTTTAGAAGTTAATTTTTGTGAAAAAGGTTTGTATATGGAAATTTCATCAAATGGTTTGCAAAATATTATTTTGACATTAGAAGAAGCGGAGTCGTTAAAAAACTTTTTAGAATCTCATTTAAATGTTCAATAAATGAGCGGTTGGATTAAAATACATCGCAAGTTTTTAGAGTGGGAATGGTTCAATAAATCGGAAGCAGTTCACTTGTTTATGTATATGCTTTTAAAAGCTAACCACAAGGATGGTAAGTGGCAAGGCATTGAAGTAAAAAGAGGTCAGTTCATTTCGTCTTTAGGTAACATTTCTAACGCTACTGGTATCTCAATTCAAACGATTAGAACCATTTTAAAAAAGTTAGAAAAGACAAACGAAATTGAAGTAAAATCAACAAGCCAATTTACTATCGTAACTATCTCAAAATATGATTGTTACCAAGAGCAAAACGATGACACTAACAAGCCACTAACAAACAATCAACAAGCGACTAACAAACAACTAACAACTAACAAGAATGAAAAGAAAGAAAGAATGTTATTTATAGTGCCTTCACTTCAAGAAGTTTCGGCTTATTGTCAGGAAAGAAATAATAACGTAGATTCGCAAAAATTCTTTGACTTCTATGAATCAAAAGGATGGATGGTAGGAAAAAACAAAATGAAAGATTGGAAAGCTGCGGTTAGAACTTGGGAAGATAAATCTAAATCTAATCAAATTGAAGAGCCTAAAGAATTATTATTAGCACGAAAATTAGGACTATGTTAAGTAAGCAAGGAGACGCACTACAATACCTACTCGATGTGCGAGATGGTAAAATCAAACAAGGACTTGGTCTTGACTGCTTTTTAGATGAGCATTTAAGATTCAAGCCTAAACAACTAAACATCATTTTAGGACACGATAATGTCGGAAAGACGTATTGGATAAACTGGTACTTCCTAACGCTTGCACTTAAACACGGACTGACGTTCTGCATTTGGTCAGGCGAGAACCAAAAAGGTCAAATCCTGCGTGATATGATTCAAATGTATAGAGGCAAGCACTTCAGTAAATTGAGCCACTCACAAATCAGCGGAGACCTTGCGTACTTGGAGCAGTTCTTTACTTTTGTAGACAACTCTAAATTATACAAACCTGATGACATACTCGAACTATTCAAGAAGAGCGGAGCAAATGTAGGATTGATAGACCCATTTACAGGTTTAGACCGAGAGATGAGCTTTGCAGGTAATTACGAATTTATGAATCGAGCGAGGCAGTTTGTTAATCAAACGGGAATGACCATCTACATAAACACGCACCCTAACTCCGAATCAGGCAGAACAGGTAACCTATACCAAGACGGAGAATGGAAAGGACATTTGAAACCACCACTTAAAGACCACATTGAGGGAGGTAAAGCATTTTTGAATCGTTGCGATGATATGTTTGTAATTCACCGCCTAATCAAACACGAAACAATGAAGCTGATAACTTGGGTAGGAGTAGAAAAGGTTAAAGACACGGAAACAGGAGGCAAGCATACGGCATTAAATGAGCCTGTGTATTGTAACTTCAATTCAGGCATCGGATTTCAAATAAACGGAGTAGACCCTTTAGCTCCATTCCGACCAAGTGAAGTACAAAAAACAATCACGGACGGAATTATATCTACAAGCCAAAAATTACGTAACTTAAACAATTTTTAAAATGGAACTAGATTTAAAAATACTATGGGCAAAGAACACCCTTTGGGTAGTCCGCGAACGAATTAAAAACGTAAGGGAAAAACTCGAAAAGGACAAGCCAGACGCAAAGGACTACATAAACGGCGGCAAGGACAGCGAAGAACAACTACTAAAAACCGAGCTTGTTTTAATCGAAATGCATAACGAAATAATAAGTTTGAACCGCGAGTTAAACCAACTAGCTAGACGCAACGCACAATTAAGGGTTGCATACGACGAACTAAAAAACGAACTAAAATTTAAAGACATTGAACTATGACACCAAAAGAAAAAGCAGAAAAACTATTTAATCAAATGTATATGGCTGAAGACCCAATGGGAAGTTATCCAATGTGTTTTGATACAGCTAAACAATGTGCAATTATTTTAGTCGAAGAAATATTAAGAGTAAGAAATAATTTTATACAAACTCTTGACCAAGAATATTTTTGGGAGGAAGTTCACAGAGAAATTAAAAACTACAAAAAAACTAAACTACCGCAGTTTGAGACAGTAGATGAAAACACGGAAAAAGAACAATTTTATCAAAACACATTTACTATGAAATTAAGTGATTTGTATTTAGAAGAAATGCGTAAAGCATACGACAAAATTGTTAACTCTGGAGAAAGCATAGTTATCTATATAGATAAAGACGGAAACTTAAAGCAATTTAAAGATGCCACGCTGTAAAAATTGCCGCGAAAAGTTCGAACCGATACGTTTTAACCACAAATTTTGCCTAAAAGACGAATGTATAAAAGCCTTTGTAGAAGAAGCTAAGGCGGCTCAATGGAAAAAGACTAAGGTAAAACTAAAGAACGACCTTAAAACGACCACAGACTGGCTCAAAGAAGCGCAAAAGGTGTTTAATACGTTTGTCCGTCTTCGTGACTTTGGCAAGCCTTGCGTAAGTTGCGGTGGTTCTTTAGGCGAAAAGTACGACGCTGGGCATTATTTCAGCATGGGCGGACACAAAGCCGTTACATTCAATGAAGACAACGTACATGCGCAATGTGTAACGTGCAACCGATACAAACACGGGAACTTATTAGAATACCAAATAGG